GGCGGCACAGCATTAAGTGTAGCTGACGGTAAAGTAACTGTTGATGGATCTACAATATCAACATTGGCCAATAATACCTTTACAGTTAGTCTTAGTTCCACTGGTATCTTAACCCTGCCAACTGGTATGTCAATCGGTGACATCAATAACAATGGACGTAACTTTATAGATGCTGGAACTCAAGGTATCGATCTCAAGAGTAGTGACTTTGCTGAATTGTGGTATCACGCTGCGGACGGAGCCTGGCAAAGTAATGCTAATTTAAATCAAGATGTATATCTTTATGTTGATAGTGGGGGGGCACATATTCAAAGTGTTCGCCCTGCAGATGGCAACGAGAGCCCAACATGGAATCACACTTGGAATTTTGCCAATGATGGTGCTTTACAATTACCCTTAGGTGGTACTATTGCAGAAGGCACAAGTCCGACTGGAGTTGGAAAAACGATCACGCTTAAACCCGACGGAGGTTCGAGCACTCAAGCATTGTTGATTTATCCCACAGGTGGTATACAGGAAGGTGATCACATACACTTGACCGCAGGTGGCGGCACAACTGAACTGTATCTAGGCAATGACTATCACTATGTCAAGTTGGTCGATGGCGGCAATGTAGAAGTAAAAGCCACTACTGCAAATTACTCAGATACGGCAGCGTGGACATTTGGCACTGACGGCTCTTTGACCAGCGACGACGAATTTATAATAAAAGCTCCAAACGGTGTGCCAACCAGCGTGGCCAATTACAGTGGCGGTGGTGGATGGAACTCCCCTCCCTACACCAATCTGGCCACAACGAGCACAGGCAACGGCACTGGATTGACAGTAAATGTTAGCACTGCTGCCGGTGGATATATTGATATCAATGCCATTACTATAAACACTCCAGGCACCGGATACAAAACCGGCGATGTTATAGTTATTACCAATGAAAACAATCTTACTGGCACATTCAACGTTGGCGTTACAGGAACTAACAGTTGGACTTTTGACAGAAATGGTAGTTTAACATTACCCATTGGTGTATCCATTGATGAATACAATGGATCACATTTTCCTAGGATTGTTGCAGACACTGGAAAAGCATTTAGCGTCCAAGGACTAGGTAGCACTGGCTCTGTGGCATTACAGTGGATGGAAACTGCCAGCACATCATCTCAGATTGCTCAAGTAGGTCTTAACAAATTTAGTGGTCCTGCCGCTGTAACATTAACTGCGGGAACTTCAACTAGTGAAATGAAAGTTTGGAGGTTTGACGAAACCGGTATCTTAACATTCCCAGACTCCACAATACAAACCACAGCCTATACCGGTGGCGGTGGCAGCAGTATACCCACTGTGGTTACCACTGGAGCCGTGGGCATTGATGGTGCTGCCCACGCCAAGGTGCAATTTACTGTTGCCAGTGATACCACAGTAACCGCTGTTGGTGTTACTGTGATAGGAGTGTCTGTTCCAGCCAACAGCCGAATTACATTGTCTGGATCCCCAGGCACAGGATCATTTGATATTGTGGCCGTTGCAACCTACACCACTCCCGGCGACACTTATATATTCACTCCGTTTGCCACAAATGCATCAGGCACTGGTTATGGTGCACCGATAGCAGGTGAAGGAACAAATCCTTGCTTGGTAAGAGGCACCATGATCACCATGGCGGATATGTCAAGAGTGGCTGTGGAGAATATCACATACAATGACGACATTCTAGTCTGGGACTTTGATCTTGGAGAGTTTGCATCAGCCAAACCTGTGTGGATCAAGAAAACACAAACAGCAGTGGTGTCTTGTTTGCTGACATTTAGTGATGATAGCGAATTAAGAATTGTTGGTGAGTCACCAAAAGCACATAGAATTTTCAACAAAGAGGCTGGTAAATTCACATACGGCTCAATGCCAGAGACTCCAATAGGAACAACCACATTCAATGACCAGGGTGAAGAAATCACGCTGATCAGCAAAGAGTGGATTGTTGGTGAGGTTGAGTTCTATAATGTTATGACAGACTATCATATGAATCTGTTTGCCAATTCAATTCTAACCAGTATGCGTTATAACAACATCTATCCTATCACAGATATGAAGTTTGTCAAGGACAGCAGAACACTACGCACCGCAGATGATTATCCAAATGTTGAAGAAAGATTATACAAAGGATTTAGATTGGCGGAACAAACACAAAGCATTGAGGAGATTAAAACTCATATCCAATGGTTGCTCACCTTAGAAGTTGAGAGAGAAACTGAGAGCGTATGAAAGTCTTGTTCTTGGATCACTACGGAGTGCTGTGCCTGAGCACCAAGCCTGTTATAAGAACTGAGTTCAGTATGCCCACAGCAGATGAATTTGCTGACACGGGCATAACTTTTTTCAGCAACTTTGATCCCGATGCGGTGGCTGTGTTGAATGATATTATACAGCAAACAGGTGCTGAGATAGTCATATCCAGTGATTGGAAACGAGAAACCACACTGAGTGGAATGTGTGAGTTTTATCACAAACAGGGCATAGAAAAAATGCCCTTGGCCTATACAGCGTGGTTGCCCGGAGCAGCCACATACCACGAACAGCGAGCCGGTGAAATACGCACTTGGCTAGATCAGCATCCTGAAATCACTCACTGGTGTGCAGTAGATGATTTGTATATGGCCACTTGGTTAACCAACTTTGCCTGGGCTAAACATGTAGATCAAGGTATCAAAGATCCAGCAGTGCAAGGTCAGATACTAGAGTTATTGGACACACAAGATTTGGATATTAAACTGTAGCAAACTACTCACCACTAAATATAACATTATGAGAGCAACTGAAATCATCCGCGGCGTCCTTGACTTAATTGATCAACTTGAGTGCAACCAACAACCTGAACCGGAAGTAGTAGCAATTAAACCTGTTGAAGAACCCGTTCAAACAGGGGTCGACAACAACAGATTCAAACAAATCTTTGATATATTAAGTTCACAACAAACACAGATGTATGACAATAGTCCTGCAGAAGTTACAGCAGGTATTGAATCAGTTACAACTAATGCAGGCGGGGGATGGAACGGTCCCAAGAATCCTGCTGATATGCGAGCAGATAGCGTCGCCATGTATCCAAACAAAGGACAATAACAAATGAGTAGATATCATACACTTTATAATGCGGGCGCCGCAAAATTTACAACTTTACCTACTGGCGCGGCTAGCACCAGCACAGCAATAACAGGACGAAGAATTACAGTTCTTACTAATGGAACAAGCCACTTTATGGCCTTTGGAACCAGCGCAGTGGCAGCAACTACTAGCAGTTGTGTTATTCCTGCAAACGCCACACTAGACTTTAATTTTACAACCGGAACTCATGTAGCATTTCTTGCTGCCAGCGGTTCTGCTTATGTAACTGTTATTGACGCTGATTAATTATGGCGGTTGATCGCTATCAGAACAGCACCGACTATGAACACTCTCAGGAGAGCAATCTTCTAAACGTTCATAAGGCTATGGATTATAGTGCAGCAGGTGAGCCATTGTTACGAGTAAACAATGTAGGCGGTGTCAGTTATAACGATGCCGGCAACATCTCAGCCAGCATGGACGCATTTGGCCGTATGCGAGTCAGCAATCCATTTACCTTGTTTGACGGTAATCAACGCTATAGAGATGATGAGTTTAAGTGGGACCAAGTAGACACTGGTGCAGCCACAAGTGTATTTTTACCTAACGAAAGCACTATGCTGATGACGGTGGTAGGCAACGGTGATTCAGCTGTTAGACAAACTAAACAGGTGTTTAGTTATCAACCTGGTAAGAGTCTGCTGACTATGATGACATTTGCAATGAACACTCCTACAGCGGGTCTACGACAACGTGTGGGATACTTTGGCGCACAGAATGGTGTATATTTTGAAGTAGACGGCGTTGACATTAATCTTGTGATTAGAAAATATACCAGCGGTACTGTAGACGACACTACAGAAAAAATTCCTCGCAGTCAATGGAACGGCGATAAGATGGATGGTCTAGGCGGACAGAGTAACATCAGCGGTGTTACATTAGATGTAACAAAAGCACAAATCTTTTGGTGCGATGTCGAATGGTTAGGAGTTGGATCAGTGCGATGTGGATTTGTTATCAACGGACAGTTTATTGTTTGCCATATATTCCATCATGCTAACATACTGGACAGAGTCTATATGACCACTGCGTCATTGCCCGTTAGATATGAACTAACCAGTACAGGAGCCGCAGGTAATATGCGAGCCATATGCAGCACAGTGATATCAGAAGGTGGCTACAGCAATCGCAGTCAGAGTAGGGCAATAGGAACCAGTCTTACTGGAAAGAATCTAAGTCAGACTGAGTATCGTCCATTGGTCTGTATCAGACTGAAATCGGCTAACATAGACAGTATTGTAGTTCCAACTAAGTTTGACCTCTATGGCTTACAACTGGCAGCGTTTGGCTATAGAGTAATATTAAATCCCACACTGACTGATGCTAATTGGACATCGACAGGCACCAACAGTTCAGTAGAGTATGATTTATCAGCCACAGCACTAACTGGTGGCACAGTAATAGATCAAGGTATATTTGTGGGATCTAACAAAGGTGGTGCAGCCAGCATCAGCAGTAGTGATGTAGATTTTAGCAATCAACTGGGTCGTACCATAGCAGGCGTAAGTGACATTTGGTGTTTGGCTGCTATTGCCACTACCAACAACGATGACGCCGTAGCATCAGTATCTTGGCAAGAACACGGATAAGTAACATTATGAAAAAACTATTATTAACCCTACTAATTGCTGCCGCAGCAGTACCTGCCCTAGCACAAAAAATGCCAAAGAACTCGGCAACATATGACGCACAGATCATCCGCATAAGCGACGGTGATACTATTGTGATCGCGGCACCTTTCCTACCTGCACCGCTAAAGCCAGAACTAGCAGTGCGTATTTTTGGTGTTGATACCCCAGAAAAAGGACATAGAGCACAGTGTCCGCAAGAAAACGAAAGAGCATTGGTAGCCAGCAAATTCACCACACAGGCCATTCAATCTCATCCTAAACATCAAGTGACGATCTACGGTTGGGACAAGTTTGGTGGTCGTATATTGGGAGACATCTTAGTTAATGGGCAGAGCATTCGTCAAGGACTTATTACCAACGGTTTGGCACGTGAATATTACGGTGAAGCTAAACAAAGTTGGTGCAACTAACCCACCTTAGGGCACGTTAGTCGTCACGGTTATAGGCGTCCGCGCAATTGAACTGCACCGCGTAGTGTGCTGAGGGATAAAGTAACCCTCGCTAATTACATGACTAACTTTTTAATCACACTGCTATTCACACACATTACTATCGTATGCGTTACACTATTTTTACATAGAGGACAAGCACATAGAGGTATTATATTTCATCCCTTACTGAGCCACTTCATGCGTCTTTGGTTGTGGCTTACTACTGGCATGAACACCAAGGCGTGGGTTGCCATACATCGCAAGCATCATAGATCAACCGATGTAGAAGGCGATCCCCACAGTCCACATGTGTTTGGCATATGGCGTGTTGTCTTTGGCGGTGCGTTCTTATACAATGCATCTAGTAAAGATCGTGCCATGATAGAGAGCTACGGTGTGGGCACACCGGATGATTGGCTAGAGCGCAGAGTTTACACCCCACACCCGTGGTTAGGAGTCCTGACCATGTTGATCATAGATCTTGTTCTTTTCGGAGTGTGGGGGTTTTTAATATGGGGCATACAAATGATTTGGATCCCATTCTGGGCCGCAGGTGTTATAAATGGCCTAGGACATTGGTGGGGATATCGTAATGGTGAAACTAAAGATCACAGTAGAAACATTGTTCCTTGGGATATTATTGTTGGTGGGGAATGCTTGCATAATAACCATCATCTGGATCCTGCTAACCCTAAACTAAGCCGTCGTTGGTTTGAATTTGATGCTGGCTGGATGTGGCTAAGTTTGTTTAGATTATTAGGATTGGCTAAACTAAATACAAGATAATGAAAATCACCGAGTTATTAGTTGAAGGCACAGAGTCTAAAGCCAATGTTGTTCAAATGTTCAAGGACTTCTTGCCATTGGCCATGCAGGTTCTTGAAATAGATCGTCTTCCAAAACTAAAATTTGAACCTGAGATAAACACGGGTCAGCAACCTAGTTTTGGTATGTATGCAGTGGGAGAAAATGTTTTAGTTGTTGCATTAAAGAATCGACATCCTGTTGACATATTAAGAACAACAGCACACGAATTAGTTCATTTTAAGCAAGATATCCGCGGCGAGTTAAATGACAACAGCGGTGAAACAGGTAGCCCAGAAGAAAATCAAGCGCATGAAATTGCCGGAGTAATCATGCGACATTTTAATAAAAAATATCCGCAATACTTAAGAAGTAAGCCACTATAAAAAAAGGACTCCGAAGAGTCCTTTTTTATTTCTACTAATATAATATATTTTTGGCTATGCCGATATTTTAATTATTATCTATATAATATTATTTTGCTTTATTAACAAAGCTATACATCTTTTCCGCAGTTTCAAGAACTTTATCTAGTCCTGGGAAAGTTGGCATGTCTACTTTAGTAACAATCTGACCAGTCTTCTCGTCACGAGTGGCAGTCATTTCCCAACCTTGGAATTTAGAATGGAAGTCTTCTGTTACCATGCTCTTGGCCATGCCCAAGATGTCTGTGCGGATTTCGTATCCGTTCTTATTGAATTTTACTTCTGGCATTTTTGGGGTTTCGAAATTTGACATATTATTCTCCTTGTGTGTTAATGTCTGTATGTGACAGCATTTTGCTGTCCATGTATTTATTATACTATCGCAATCACTATATGTAAAGTGATACGAGTTATTTTTTAAACTTGTTTACTCGTTCTTTAACAAGGTTAACAACAGCGTCACTAAGAACAACTTCATAGTGATTGCAATCTACTTCTACTAGTTCCATATCCTCGTGATGTTTCTGACTGGCAATGGTCACTACACCATCATTGGGTTCATGCATAAACGGGCTTTGCCCTTTTACAGTTACAATGTTACACCAAGGATGTTGTATCTTGATGCGACTTGCCTGTTTCATAACCCAACTGCTGGGACCAATGTCACGCATCAGTCTGCTAAACGGTAAAAAGTATTGGGCATAGTCTGCAACTTCGGCACCACCATACGGTGTGCTTAGGGTCACAGCACCCTTAACAACTGTAGGCATGGTGTTGGCTAGATGTAAACTATAAATGCCACCTAGACTATGTGCAACAAACACTATGTCCTTATGGTCCTGCAATGTCGACTGCATGTCTTTTAGGTTATTTTCAAATCCATTGCGGCTATCGTAGTTGATATCTAGGCCTGTGCCCAGTTTACTTTTAATATAGTTGAAGCTTTCGCTTGTGGCATTCGCCCCGTGAATATACACTAAGTTCATGCCAATATTTATCAGGCGCTGTATACAGCTTTAGCTTCTTCTATACGACCTTGACGAGCAAGACTGGCGGCAGCACGGGCTTGGGCAAATGCTTCTAAAAATGACCAGATTGAGTTGACGATTGTTTTCATAGATAACTTTCCTTTTGAGAATTAAATTGTCGGATGTAATTTTCCAACTGTGCGGCATCGGTAATGCCTTTGGTGCTTAGATAAGCGTCTAAGCGGCTTTGATAGCTAGATCCTGGGAACATTTCGGATAAACGTTCCAAGATAGCTAACATTTTTTCTGATATGTATTTCATATTTTTCCTGTGTGTTAAACTGTAGACTAATGGTTTCTACTGAGTATTTATACAGTATATGTTGCGACCGCACAATTTGCAAGAGTTTACTTTACCAAATTATTTGTTATACTTTATGAAACACTAAATATCACGTCAAAGGAATATATTTTGAAAAGAGCTACTAGAAGTCTGTTAGAAGAACTTAATTCAATAACTTTTAAGAAGGATGGTGAAGCCGTCATTGAAAGCAGAGCCACTCATGTCATAAACAGTGCTATCAATCTTCTTACCATAATTAAAGAAAACTTTCCGCCCGAGCAGGCCTATGAGTTAGAGCGCCGATTGTTAAACAGCATCAAAGCATCCGATCCTAGTAAATTTACTCGAGGAATCCGTAAACTTCGTGACAGTAAAGAAACTGCAAGGAATCTTAAGATCATTGAAGGTGACGTCAAAGACGACGATTAAAGACCCATTATCAATATTTTTTCTCAAAAGATATAAATAAATGCATAGTAAGTTCCATAGGGGAACTTCAAAACGATTAAGGAGACCATAAACATGGCAACAATAGTAAAAAAGAACGAAGAAATTAAATTAAATACCTTTAAGAATGGTGTTACACTACAATTCTTCACAATCACATTTCCAGCTACAGTCGCAGGTAAATTAGATGCAGACACAGTTAACTACTCTGGTGCAGCTACTCGCAGTCCAGTTGCAGTTGCTCTAGATGCTATTACACAAGTAGCTTCTGTAGAGTGCATTGGCGCAGGTAACGGATCTACAACAGTTAACATCGCTATCGCAGCTCTAGGCGGTACATTTGGAACAGATACATGGGACGGCACAAACAGCGAAACTTTTGCTGCTCACCTAGAAGATCTAGTTCAAGCTACTTCTACAGCTACATCTGGCTGGGTAACTTACCAAGGTCAAAACCTAGACAGCGCAACAGTTACAGCTTTCACATTCTAATCTAAACAATTAGAAAATAAAAGGACGTTTTTTAACGTCCTTTTTCTTTGACATAAATATCGTTATATAGGTATATTATGCAAGTTATAGAAATAAAAACCCTCGTTGACATCACAGATACAAAAGTTAATCGCCCCCGCGCCGGCCTTCAACTGGAACATGACCAATTTAGAAACTTCACAACACTGAGACAATGTGTGGAGATTAGATCTAATATCATGTATGACACTAGTCCCAGTTCAGAAGTCAGCGATGTAAAAGGTATGGGGTTTGGTTCAAACTACAAAGGTAAACACACTGTATGGACTTTTAGATTCACTCCCGACAGGACAGGTGCCTATGTAGGAGAAACTAACGATATAGGAGCATTGTTAAATGACGTTGACCAAGTTCCCGTTATACAAAAACTAACTGAAACGATAAATATGGATAAGGCTATTTTTGAGTTAAAAGATCTAGCCACTAAAAATACAATCATCAAGGCACTCCAAGGCACTATTTAAAGCATCAAGCAGTTAGTAAGTATTAAAACATAAGGAGATAGCCTAAATGGCCACCACAGTAGAACGACTTGGTATAGTTGAAACCAAGGTAGAGAATTTGAACGAAAAGATGGACGATCTCAAGGGAGACGTTAAAGAAATGCACGATTGCTTGGACCAAACTAGGGATAGTTTGTTAGGTAAACTAGACCAAATGTATTCAGCATCTTGTAATCAACATGAAGAACTGGCAATTAAGATTTCTGATTTAGAGAAGTGGAAACAAAAGTGGGTCTATATGATCGCCGGTGGCGCTGTGGTAGTAAGCTGGGCATCTGCACATGCTGAAACTATTTTAACATTTATAAAATAATGCGTATATTAGAAATCATTTCAGAGCAGACGATAGGAACTTCGGGGTCCACAACTGGCCAACCTGGACAAGTTCAGCAGGTAAGTCAGCCGCCTGGCACTGTTGGTAAACCTGCCGACCCTTCACAACAAAAACCAGATCCTATGGTTCAGCAATTAACAGCATTATTAAAACAGAATAAAGTTGTTGACAATGAAAAAGATATTAATGGTTTTCTAGGTGCTGCCCAAGCGACACTAGACAAAAAAATGTTAAATCCTGATCAACAGGAACTTATGGGCAAACTAGCTGGACCCATGATGACAGATCCAAAATTAATTGACAAAATCAAATTGTTGATGCCAAAGAAACCTGGTTCAACTGGCCAACAAATGCAAGCACCACCGGGAGCACCGGTGTGAGAATAGCACAGCTATTGTCGGGTATTCCTACAGTTATAACTAACGAGGAACGTAAATTTATTGATAAACACAGAGATCAAGTGTTTATCAGCAGTCTCGATGAACACGATCAATGGTTGGCTCAAAACCTTGTGCGTAAGGGTGTTTATACTATAAGTAAAGATAGTCGATCAATTATTAAACAACTAGATGAAAACAGCACCAGATAATCTTTACGCAAAGATACAAAAAATTAGCATTGATGTTAAAGAAAATTTAAAACGTCGAGGCATTGTTGTTCCCACTAAAACACCCGATGGCTTAATACGTGTAGGTCATTATACAATTAAAAAAAACAAAACTGGCTTCTATAGTATCTTAAACTATAGCAACGAAGCAGTTGTTGAATTTATAAATTTGCCCCAAACTGCTGCAATGCTGGCCAATAGACTAGCATTGGGCAAGTATCTAGATGATGAATTATTAGATGCTGACCGTAGATACGGACATGCACTATTTGAAGAAGAATTACATTTAACACTAGCAGAGCGCAATTTAAAGTCCAACAACGTAGATCGAGCAGATGTAATGTTTACTAAATTTAACATAGCCAAACACAGAAAAGAACAGCATAGAAAAACCATATTCAATGGCTTTGATAAACTGATGCGGTTTAGATAAATAAATTTAATCAATTCTTTTGGAACTATTATGAAAACAACCGATTTTACTGCTAAAATTTCTAGCTCTAAACTCAAAGAAAATATCAACAAGATGTTCGGAGTTAATGTCAGCTTTGACAAATATTCTAGAGAACAATTGGAAGATATGCGAAATAAACTTCGCACTCGTGTGTTCCAACAAGAAGGTTCAGCTGGTATTAACGACCTGCTAACTAATGAGACATATCAAAAAGACAAGGCCATGTTGGACTTGCTCAACACAAGGATCAAAGAAATGCTAGGTGAAGACATCAAAAAATTACGTGACAAAATGACAGAGTTAAGTGAAGCCAAGAAAGGTGTTCGTGCTCCTAAGCATAAGATTCACACTCAAGGCACAGCCGCTAAAGATTATGATGGCGATGGCAAAAAAGAAAGTCCTAAAGACGAAGTTTGGGGATCACGTGCCAAAGCCGCTGCCAAGACAGGCAAGCCATTTGAAGAAGGCAAAGGATCTAAGCCAGACTTTCTAGACATGGACAAAGACGGCGACAAGAAAGAGCCAATGAAAAAGGCAGTTGCTAACAAGAAAGCAGGTCCTAAGAAAGGCGTTAACCCTTTTGCCAAGGTAAAAGAAGGTTTCCCAACCGTCGACGATGCTAAGAAAGCAGCCGCTGGCACAGCCAGTATGAAAGCAGGCGAGAAGAAGAAGTCTAGCACAGGTGGTGAAATCACTAAGACTGCTACGGGCCTAAAGCATACCGCAGGTAAGAACTATGGCGGTGCTGATGCTCCTAAGGCTCCTGACAGCGATAAGAAAGCTAAGAAAGTTAAAGAAACAAGCCATCAAGCTGCTACTACAATGAAGCACGTTAAGAATCCAACAGCAGGTGAAAAGAAAGCTGCCAAGGATATTAAAGCAGGCACAGCAGGATACAGAGATCGTATCGACATGTTGAAGTCAGCAGAAAAAGATGGTAGACTAAAAGAATCCAATCGTAACTTCAAACACAATGTTAAATTTGTTAACGAAAGTCTTGGCTTCCTATTAGCTGAAGATGAAGAAGGCAAAGCCAAAGCCATTACCGCAGCAGGCGACATGGTTAATGATTACACATCTTGGATGCAACGTGTTGGTCAATATCAAACTAAAACAATGATTGAACTAGCAGACGCAATCAAGGCGGACTTCGGAGCCGCAGAAGCAGAGGCATTTAAACAAGCAGTTGGGCCAGCACTATCTGCAACACTAGACACACTAACACAGCAACGTGAAGCAGTATCAAACGCCGTGGCTGTTTTAGCAGGTGAAGCTACACCTGATACAGATATGGGAATGGAGCCAAGTGCAGAACTTCCTCCAGAACCAGGAATGGATATTGCTGCGCCAGACGAAATGAATCCTCCTACTGATGTAGGTGATGAATTTGGTGCAAGTGATGCAGGTGCTGGTGCAGGCACAACTGGTCGTGAAATGAGAGAAAGCCGTCAACAACGTATTGCTCGTAAACTAGCAGAATCTCATTCTATCATCAGCAAGTTGGCTAAATGAGATTATATGAAGTAGACCTTGGAAGTGCTAGAGATGTTCTAGCAGTTCTCCAAGGACAAGCTAACAGAGCAGGGCAAGCATCGACTTTGCCTTTTGCTGTTGTTATGAAATTAATTCGTCCATTTGGATTGGGTATTAACACACCCGACGGACTAATTGCTCTCAAGAATAAAGTAGACCCTGCAGGAGATGTCATTGCCGACATCCTTGATAACGGCGCTGTGGTTCTCAATACCAAAACAAAGAATCCAAATCAAGACCCCGCCCAGCAAACTGGCGGTAGTCCAGCAGTAGATGCAATGGCGTCTAGTAACGCTAAAAATCTTTCCCCAAATATTTGACATCCTGAAATTATATAGTTATAATTAAGTTTATGACTATATATACTCCTCCTCCGTTCATTGAACGATTCCAATATAAAAACTGCAAGCAGATAAATGATCCAGTAACTCGGAAACGTGTTTATCAAACTCCGGACGGAGAAAGCCTTCCTAGTGTAACAACTATCTTAGGTGCTACTAAAGATCAAACACATTTGATTGAATGGCGCAAACGCATCGGCGAAGAAAAAGCACAGCAAATTACCACAGAGGCCGCAGGAGTTGGGACAGCTATGCATGCCAACTTAGAACGGTTTCTAATCGGAGAACAGCGACAGCCGGGAAACAACCCCGTGCATGTGCAGGCCAACAAGATGGCCGATGTTATTATCGAAAATGGTCTGAGCAAAGTAAACGAAGTATGGGCAATGGAACAGAGTTTATACTTTCCAGGTCTATACAGCGGCACTACTGACCTAGTAGGGGTATATGATGGCGAACCAGCTGTAATGGATCATAAACAAACCAATAAACCCAAGAAAGCAGAATGGGTAGAAGATTACTACGTTCAGTTAGTTGCATATATCTTAGCACATAATGAAGTCTACGGAACCGACATCCGCAGAGGCGTTATCTTTATGTGCAGTAGAGATTTACAATATCAACAGTTTGATCTAAACAAAGACAACTTTAACAAATATCAGGATATGTGGTTGGGTAAAGTAGAAGAATACTACACTACAGGTCTAAAAGGCTACAAGCAAATGCTCACACAGTAAGATAAATATCCCATAGAGGGGATATTATCTTATGGCCGTCATTGAAATTGCGAAAATTCAAGTTCGCAGGGGACAAGAAAATCAAACAGGTTTACCAACGCTAGCGGGTGGTGAATTTGCATGGGCAGCAGACACAGAACATTTATACATTGGTCTTAGAAGAGAAGATGGTGGTTCTAGGGATGCCAACGTCCGAATTTTAACTGAAAACGATGAAAGAAATTTCTTTAATATCGCCGCATCTAGTTCTACTTACATCTATAGAGATGCTAGCGATATTACATTAAATTTAACTGATCCAGGATTTGAAGTCGAAAGGTCTATCCAGGACAAATTGGATGACATCGTAAACATCAAAGACTTCGGAGCAGTGCCCAATGGAATCAACGATAACACGGCCGTAATTCAAGAAGCTATTCATAGATTATTTTCAGCATGGACTACCAGTAGTGCTTATAATTTGTATGGAGGTATTGCTCCTCGTAAAAAATTATACTTCCCTTCTGGAGTTTACAAGATAACTGACACCATTTTTATTCCTGCTTACACAACTATTGTCGGAGAAGGAAAAGGGCAGACAATTATTAACCTAGCGTCAACTGGCACTAGCACACACATATTCCAAACAGCAGAGCCTAATAAACTATCGACTCTTGGAATTTCTGGTCTGCACCAAGGCCCCTACAGAAACTTCGACAATGCAAAAATAAGCAATACCTATACTGCTAGAAATATTCACATAGAAGGATTAACATTAAGATACGACACAACTGCTACAACTGTTTCACAAGTGGCTAGTTTAATAAGTTTAGACTCTGCTCCTAACTCTGTTATTAGAGATGTTAAGTTCCAGGGAGGATATTCTGCAAATCCTTACAACGGTTTCCTATCAACTAATTCTAACTATGTTGGTATTGTGTTAAGAGGTGATCCAATGGATTCTGTATCTTCATCAAGAACAGAAAACGTTGTTATTGACAATTGCGAGTTTGAAAACTTGTATTATGGTATCAAGTCAAACTACGACGTTCCTAACATTATAGTTAAAAACTCCGAGTTTTTAAGTTTAAACAAAGGTATTACCTTTAATGATCCTGCAGATAATTTACAAGACTTGGGACCTAGATTTGCTAGATTCACTGACAATAGATTTAGAGATATTCAACGTGAAGCTATCTATACAGGAACAGGCACGTTCTATAACAACACTTCGGCAAATCATGTAAGTTTAAACAATCAATTTATTAATGTAGGTAATAACAATTCTAGCACGGTTGAACTTGCTACATCATCAATTGATCGAACTCCCATTATTACTTACTTACAGAGAAATTGTGTAAGTATGAATGATTATTTTGATCGGTTCGACTGGCAGTTAAGACAGGGAACTACTGGAACTTATTATGCTCCTTTAGTCCAAGGTCATACAACTATTGACACACATGCTGTTGAATATAGAACTGTTCGAGTAGGCGAATCTAAAACATTGATACGTTGGCCATTAACTGGAAGAGCACAATTCTTAATCAACAAGTATCAAGTATGGAATGATTCAACTTCTACCAATGATCTAGTGGATAGACAAGGAACTTTGAATATCTATGTTAAAAAGCCGTTAACTCCTTTATCGACTCCCGATATTGAATACGACGACTCTTATAACTATACTAATAATGACGGTTCGGTGGACTGGACTCCAGCACTTAATACAACAGATAATACTTTTCAAATTACACTTAATAATCCCTGGAAGACCGGAAACAGCGCCACATTTATTGTTACCGCATTGCCATACTCAATTCTCAGCACCACTACATGGGTAGCAGGCACCTACACAAACATTACTATCGTAAACGGCGGGTCCGGCTATTGGGATGCTGCCAGCAAGGGCGGAACTGAACCAGGTGATTATTTAGGTATCGATGGTGCATTGCTCGGTGGTTCAAGTGATAAGAATTCTTTAACTATTGAAGTAATGTCCACCGGCACCGCCGGCGTTATTACAGGAGTTCGATACGTTAGCGGAACTTCATCATGGGTAACTATAACTACGACAACTGTATTTGGAACTAGTACCGCATTAGTGTCTAATCCGTTAAGAACCGGCGGAGCCGGTTATGTTCTAACCGTAGAATACCAACACAAACTAATGATTTCATAATTTATGTTTAACCTCCCTGTAGATGATAGACTAACAGAGTGGATCAATCATAGAAGGAACTTGGAAAATACTTCAGACCCCTTACAAGAGGTTTGGGATTTTTGGCATCAAGCTCCCTTCACACCGCACAACAGAAAGATCGATCCCTATTACCGCCAAAGCTGGCCGAGCCCTTGGGAAATTATCGAATACAATCGATACGATGATTTTACCAAGGCGTTAATGATCGGTTGGACATTAAAGTTAACTGATAAATTTAAAAATAGTAAGATAGAGCTCCGAACACTAGTAGACACTGTCCGATCTAGAGAGTATAATTTAGTTTATATCGACGACAGTTGGGTTATTAACTACAGTGATAATGGGCCAATTCCCGTTCCTGAAATAACTGATTCGTTTAAACTTGAAAATATGGTTGAAGTGACTGCCCCGAGGTAAATATCAACCTAGAAGAATTATAAAGAGGTTACTTAATGATCACAGTTGTAAAGCGTAATGGGAACCGTGTCCCCTTAGATATCGCAAAAATACAGAGACAGGTTGCACACGCTTGCAGAGGAATAGATGGAGTTAGTCCGTCTATGGTAGAAATCAAAGCACAGATAGAACTACATGATGGAATGACCACAGAAACCATTGATGAGCTGTTGTTAAAGGCCATGGTAGATTTAATTGACGAAACTGAAAATCCAGAAATTAATAATGTAAATTACCAACATGTAGCAGGCCGACAAAAAGTCAGTATGCTACGCAAAGAAGTATACGGTGATTACACCCCTCCGAGATTATACGAAATTGTAAAGAAAAATATTTCTTTGGGCATGTATACCGAAGAATTGTTAAGTTGGTATTCTGAAGAAGAATGGAACATTATCGATCTTTTTATAGACCATGATAAAGATGAAGATTATACCTATGCAGCCATTGCACAGCTAGGAGAAAAGTATCTTGTTCAAAATCGTGCTACAGGGCAGATTTATGAAACACCACAAGTTCGATACGCTATTGCAGCCGCAACAGCATTCCACAATGAACCTGCTGACAAGAGATTGAAACTAGTAAAGGAATATTATGAATGTGCTTCAGACGGTCATTTTACTTTAGCCACGCCCGTTCTTGCCGGCCTAGGAACTACTACAAAACAATTCAGTTCGTGTGTATTGATCAGCACAGACGATACGTTGGACAGTATCTTTGCTAGCGGCGAAATGATGGCCAAATATGCTTCAAAACGAGCCGGTATTGGCCTTGAAATTGGCAGAATTAGACCTTTAGGTGCCCCTATTCGCAACGGTGAGATCAAGCATACTGGAATGGTTCCTTTTTTGAAAAAGTGGTTTGCAGACCTTCGTAGCTGTAGCCAGGGCGGGATCCGTAATGCAAGTTGCACAGTAACTTTTCCCATCTGGCATTACCAGTTTGAAGACCTCATTGTATTGAAAAACAATCAAGGCACTGACGAAGTGCGTGTTCGTCAAATGGATTACTCAGTAGTAGTCAATAAGATGTTTTGGAATCGTTATAAGAATGGACAGACTATGAGTTTGTTTGATCCTCATGATGTCCCAGATCTATACGAAGCCTACTATCGTAATAGTGAAGAATTTGAAAAATTGTATCTACAATATGAGCAGAACCCGAAAATTAAAAAGAAAGTTGTATCGGCGGATGAGATATTCAAAAATGGAATACTTAAAGAGAGAACTGATACTGGGCGCATATATCTTGTCAACATCGACAATGTTATCAACCAGGGGCCGTTTGACACAACATTGGATCCAATATATCAATCAAACCTATGCCAAGAGATACTTTTACCCACCCGTCCTTTCCAGAGAATTGAAGATCCAGAAGGAAGAATTGCTCTTTGCACTCTTGGGTCAATAAATTGGGGTGCGTTTCGAAACCCGCAAGATATGCGTAAAGCCTGTCGAGTATTAGTGCGTAGTCTAAGCAACCTGTTAAATTACCAAGACTTCCTGAGTATTCAAAGCAAGTTAGCCAACACAGATTTTGAACCATTGGGCGTGGGCATTACTAACCTTGCCTACTGGCACGCCAAACGTAGTTTCAAATACGGAGATACTGATGCATTAGCAGAGGTCAAACGTTGGATGGAACATCAAGCATACTACCTTACCGAGACCAGTGTGGAACTGGCCCAAGAGAGAGGCCCATGTAAGCGTAGCGAACACACATGGTATGGTAAGGGAGTATTTCCCTGGGAGCGCCGCAATAAGAATGTGGACGAACTCACTAGCTTTGAACCAAGCATGGATTGGGAACCGCTACGTGATCGTATGAAAAAATACGGCATTCGTAATGCTACACTGATGGCAGTTGCCCCTGTTGAAAGTTCCAGCGTTGTTTTAAACTCTACCAATGGTATTGAAATGCCAATGGAACTAATTTCAGTTAAAGAGAGTAAGGCAGGGTCATTTGTTCAAGTTGTTCCAGAATATAAACGATTAAGGAATCGCTATCAATTGATGTGGGACCAAAAGGATTGTGTTGAATATTTAAAGACTGCTGCGGTGTTGGCTGCATACATCGACCAAAGTTTAAGCACAAACACTTTTTATAACCCTGCACACTTTACCAGTTTAGATCCACAAAAGGATCGCAAGGTTCCCGGAACATTAATTGCTAAAAACTTAATGCTGGCTTACAAATGGGGTATAAAAACAATTTACTACAGTTTGATTAATAAGGTTGGTGCAAAAAGTTCTGTTACAAATACAAATACCGCGGTAATTTCACCTAACGCTATCAATGTTACCAACGTTGTGGTCAGTTATGATGACTTAGATGATTGTGAGGCCTGCAAACTATGAAGAAGAAATCGGTTACTCTTCAAAAGATTCATGCATTGCTACTTTATTATGGTATCACTAAACCTATTGATATTGAGCGAGAAGCAGAAGACGATTTATTTGAGATTTTAATTAGGGAAGATGTGGCAGGTGCAGAAGTAGACAGTGAAGGTGGATTAATAATTCATTTTTATGAACCCGAAGATTTAGACGTAATAGAACAATTAAAAAGAAACAAGGACACATATGAGTAAGGAACAATACGATTTTAGCAAACCTACAAACTATCTTAAGAGAACAATGTTTCTGGATCCAGCAGGTCCAGTTACAGTTCAACGTTTTGAGGAAGTAAAATATCCTAAGCTGTCTAAATTTGAAGAACTGGCTCGTGGATTCTTTTGGGTCCCGGAAGAAATTAGTCTTACCAAAGATAAGATGGATCACAAGGAAGCCAGCGATGCAGTTAAACATATCTTCACTAGTAACCTATTGAGACAGACTGCGTTAGATAGCATTCAGGGGCGAGCACCCTTCCAAGTATTTGGACCAGTTTGTTCGATTCCAGAACTCGAAGCATTAACACTCACATGGAGCTTCTTTGAAACAAGCATCCACAGTAAGAGTTATAGTCACATCATTCGTAATGTTTATGGAGTGCCTAAAGATGAATTCAACAAGATTCACGACACAGTTGAAATTGCTGGCATGGCAGCTAGTGTTGGTCGTTACTATGAGGATCTTCATATTCTCAACAGCCGTAAAGAGTTGGGTGAGGTCATTGATCTCTATGTTCACAAGCGAGCCATATGGATGGCTTTACATGCCTCCTACGCCCTCGAAGCCCTAAGGTTCATGGTATCCTTTGCCACTTCACTGGCTATGGTAGAAAACAAAATCTATATCGGTAATGGAAATATTATATCCTTAATTTTACAAGACGAGTTGTTGCATACAGAATGGACTGCTTGGTTGATCAATCAAGTAACAAAAGACGACGCAGATTTTCTGCCCATTGAAGAAGAATGTAAAACTGAAGTTTATCAACTCTACATGGATGTTATCCGAGAAGAAAAAGAATGGGCAGAATATCTGTTCAAGAAAGGTGTAGTCATTGGACTCAACGCACAAATTCTAAAAGACTTTGTGGACTACACAGCATTTACTAAATTAAAAGAAATAGGAATTAAGTATCTAGGCGACCATCCTAAATCTAGTCCTATTCCGTGGTTTAATAAACACGTTAACATTAATAAAAAACAAACAGCATTACAAGAAAACGAAAGCACAAACTATGTTATCGGGGTCATGAGTGATGCAGTCAGTTATGACGAATTACCAGATCTATAAGGAAAATAAAATGAAAGCTATTGTATGGAGTAAGTATCACTGCCCCTATTGTGATCAAGCAAAAGCATTGTTAAAACAAAAAGGTATCCCGTTTGAAGAAAAGAAAATTGGCGACGGTTATACCAAAGAGGAATTGTTGGAAGCAATCCCAACAGCAAGAACTGTGCCTCAAATTTTTATCGATGACGAACTCGTTGGTGGATTCACAGAACTGAGGGCAAGATTAAATGGATGATAAAGATACTATTATACTTGATTCAGACGATAACATTAGTATAAATGTAGATGACATATTGTCCGACACTATTACTATAGATACTAGCAGTATGGATAGCAGTAACTATATCTATTCTAATAGCGGACAATTTTCAATCGGCGCAGCCGGATCTACCTATGGTAATATTACTTTCAATACAGGCTCGAGTGGATACAACGGAACTTGGTCTTCACTGAACAATAACTCTGTAATGACTGCTAACGGTGCAGGCCTTCACGTAACATCAGATGCTGAGTTTGAAGGCGATGTTAAGATCAAAGGTGTTAGCATTGCCAAAGCATTAGAAGATATACAAAAGCGTTTGGCCATACTTGTGCCAGACCCTGCAAAACTAGAGCACTTCGCAGCTCTTAAAAAAGCCTACGAGCATTATAAAACACTCGAAGCATTATGCGAAATACCTAAACAAGAAGAAGATAATTAATGGATTACAAAGTTAGAGACATTGGCCTTGCTAGTTGGGGCCATAAAGAAATTGCCATTGCCGAAAGCGAAATGCCCGGCCTAATGGCCATACTAGAAGAATACAAAGACGAACAACCCCTCAAAGGTGCTCGTATATCGGGGTCATTACATATGACTATTCAAACTGCCGTGCTGATCAAAGTATTGGTTGCACTAGGTGCAACAGTTCGATGGTCGAGTTGCAATATCTTTTCAACACAAGATCATGCTGCCGCGGCCATTGCTGATCTAGGTATTCCTGTTTTTGCATGGAAGGGAGAAACTGAAGAAGAGTATTGGTGGTGCATTGAACAAACTGTAAGAGGTGCTAACGGATGGGAACCTAATATGTTGCTTGACGACGGACATGACCTTACATGGTGGGTTATGGAAAAACATCCCGAGTTAGTTGCCAACATCCTTGGTGTTAGCGAAGAAACTACTACAGGTATCTATCGTATCAAAGAAGCAATTGCCGCTGGCAAGTTTCCATTTCGAGCATTTAATGTTAACGACAGTGTAACTAAATCTAAGTTTGACAACTTGTATGGTTGCCGTGAAAGTTTAGTTGATGGTATCAAACGTGCTACCGATGTTATGATTGCCGGCAAGACTACTGTAGTAGCTGGATACGGTGATGTAGGTAAAGGTTCTGCACAGGCTCTTAGAGCACTATCCGCACAAGTTTGGGTAACTGAAGTTGATCCAATTAACGCACTACAGGCAGCAATGGAGGGCTATCGTGTTGTCACAATGGAGTATGCCGCAGATAAGGCAGACATCTTTGTAACAGCTACTGGTAACGTTGATGTTATCACACGTGAGCATATGAACCAGATGAAGGATCAAGCAATCGTATGTAATATTGGACATTTTGACAACGAGATCGACGTAGCCGGGCTCGGCGATTGCACATGGGAAGAAATTAAGCCGCAAGTGGATCACGTTATTTTCCCAGACGGCAAACGTATTATCATGTTGGCCAAAGGCAGACTAGTTAATCTAGGCTGTGCCACTGGTCACCCTAGTTACGTTATGAGCAACAGTTTTACAAACCAAGTTCTGGCACAAATAGAACTGTTTAAAAACTTCAATGAATACAACCCGGGAGAACTTTATATTCTTCCTAAAATTCTTGATGAAAAAGTTGCAAAACTACATTTAAAGAAAATTGGGGCAGAGCTAACCACACTGACCAACAAACAAGCTGAATACATCGGAGTCGATGTTGCAGGCCCATACAAACCAGAAACTTATAGGTATTAATATGTTATTACAAAAACCAATGGCAACAGGCGATGTTGTCAGCATTAAATTTATCAACGGTGAAGAAATCATCGCTAGATTAGACGAAGAAGGCTCGGACACAGTTACCGTTACAAAACCGCTAACTGTTAGTTTGGGCCCACAAGGATTAGGCATGATTCCTTTTCTCTTCCTAGGTGCTAGAGATAGCATTACATTAAAGCATTCACATATTTTGGCAATGTGCCCCAGTAAAAAAGATGCCGCAGATCAATATATGCAAGGAACTACCGGCATTGCACTTGCTTAAATAAGTGTAATGGGGGGTAAAATATGCCATATGTAAAAGGTGCATCGGCACACGGAGTTGTTCACGTTGCCGATGTTTATAATAGTCCAAATGTATATGCAAATAATACATTGATCGCACTTTGGAATGCTGCCGGCGGAACCGGCGGGTATTCCTTTAGTGCAGTTATACCGTCAATAGAAATTACAGAGCTCGAAGTTGCGTATGTAAATGAACAGTTAGATGCTGACGGAGTGGACGATTTCAGCACATCTTCATATGCTGCACAGCAGATCAGTCAAAGTGTTGCTGTTGGTGTGTCCTCTGGGGCCATGACCTCGGCAACTACAGCCACTACAACAGTGGGCATTGCTGATACTACTCCTGCTCCAGTGTCGACCGGCACAGTTATCGCAGCTGACTGGAATCAATTTAATCAAGACAATATCCCTTACGACACATTGATGTTAACACCAAAAACGTCTTTGGCAACTTTTACAAAAAAGACAGGATTATGGACCACACAGCCGACTCCGTTGGGTCCAAACGCAGTTCAGCCTGCTGGGGGCGACAACAAGCATCTCAAGGAACAAGACTTGTTCCGTAAGGGGCAAAAGATAGGACACATTACCGTTCCACAATTATTACATAACCTATCTAATCTTGCTGCCAATGTTTGGGAGCCAATTAAGGCCAAATATCCAGGTGCTATAGTTACCAATACGTTTAGACAAAATCCACCGGGTGGAAAAAGTCAGCAAGCACAACACGGCGCTGGAATGGCAATGGATATTCAAATTCCGGGATTTGGTCCGCAAGAATATTTAGATGCATGTATTTGGATACGTGATAATTTGCCATTTGATCAATTACTGCAAGAAAAAGCGGGCAACACTAGATGGATCCATGTTAGCCATTATAGTGGTTACGGTTACAAAACAGCAGAAGCCAATAGGGTAGCAAATATGGTAGTTAGTCCAAGTCCGGCATTCACGCCTGGGTTAGCACTAATGGCATAATTTGGTAAAATTTTGGTTGACTTTTCACAAAGAAACGTATATAATTAACACAGTAGGAACAGAAGTATGCAGGGAATAGTAAAATGGTTCAATAATTCCAAAGGTTTTGGATTTGTTGTTCCGGCAGGAACTACAGATGATATATTTGCTCATTTTAGTCAAATTAAAATGGACGGATATAAAACGCTGAAAACCAATCAAGAAGTTGAGTTCGAATTGGTAGAAGGCGACAAAGGTAAACAAGCTCACAACATTACACCGATAAAGAAAGATTAATCATGTATCTTTATGAAGTTTGGATCCGTTTAAATCCTTATCAAACTGCACACGTTCGCGTTAATGCAAACAACGATTGGGAAGCCAAACTAATTGCCGAAAGCCAATATGGCTCGGGTAATGTATTGAATTATACTCGTATTAATTAAATATGAGTGCGTTCGCAGGGGCAAGTTTGCGTAGCAGATAGGCAGTAGGTGAGATTCCTGCAGGCTCGGCAGAGGCCACACACACCCTGGGAGGTCTGTCAAAAGTTAAGACTGTATGAAGTAGACAGAAAAGGATTCAAGACGCGGGGGCAGTGCCCGCCAGGTCCACCATAAACATACTCTAGCCGCAAGGTAACAAGTGGGTTCATCCATGAAGTATGTTTATGATGGGCCTGACACAGGATCGATTGGGTCAAGAGTATTGAAATGGACAGTCCGGCAATGTAGAAGCCGTTAGGATTGGGGTAACCCGGTCGAAGAAGCAAAACAAAGTAACCGCAAACGACTCACAGTTCGCATTAGCTGCCTAAACTCAGCTTAGGGGAGTTATCCCTCGTAACAGAAAATAGCAAGAACCCGCTTCGGCGGGTTTCTTTTGTTCAGAATCTATTGACATTAGTGCAAACACTGATATATAATAGTGTAATGACAAAAGTCATTAATTTAAAGGAAATAGAAATGAAGAAAATTATTGCAATCTTGGCTTTGGCCCTATCTGGTACTGCGTTTGCCGCAGATTATGTATCTGTTGATGTTGACGCTGTCAAAGGTGTTGACGGGGCAAAAGACAGCACAGCACAATATGTTCGTGCAGGTAAAGGCTTTGGCTCTTACCAATTGGGCTTACAGGCTCGTACCGCTACTGTTGACGGCGGCGGCATGTTAAACAGCTTAGAAGCTACAGTTGCTAACAACAAAGTTGGCTTTGCCGGTATCACTCCATTTGTTGGTGTTGGTTACGACAATGGCTTCAACGGTGCTAAAGGCGCAGACTATACATATGGTCTAGTTGGTGCCACCCTTGGTCGTCCAGTTGGTCCAGGCTTTGCCCTATTAGGTGCTAAGACTCGTGTCGGGACCACTGCCGCAGTCGAAACTAAACAAACAGTTGCGTTTGCTACTTACAGCCTCCCAGTTGCTAAAGGTGTTTCAGTTAACTTTAACGCAAGCAAGAGTTATCAAGACATCAAAGAAAATGCTTATGGTCTTGGCCTAGGCTTTAGTTTCTAATTTTAATTAGATAGAATTAACCCGCTTCGGCGGGTTTTCTTTTGGCAAAAATTTCTTGAGTTTGTAATCATACTGTAATCATTTTGTGTTTAAATAGTTACATCACTAACACAAGGAGACTTACTGTGAAAAGACTATTAGCTATTCTATTAGCAGCCGTGACACTTACTGCTCACGCACAAGAAACAATTAACGGAGCTGGTGCAACATTCCCAGCACCCCTGTATTCAAAGTGGGCAGAAGCCTATAACAAATCAACTAATGTTAGAATTAATTACCAATCAGTAGGGTCGGGTGCAGGCCTACGTCAAATTGAAGCTAAAACTGTGACCTTCGGAGCAAGTGATATGCCCTTAACTGATGAGAAGTTAACAGCACTGGGAGTATTTCAGTTTCCCACAGCCATCGGTGGTGTAGTTCCTGTTATTAACATTAAAGGCATTGAGCCAGGTAGTATGCGCCTAACTGGACCGATGATTGCTGATATTTTTCTAGGTAAAATTAAGCGTTGGAATGATCCTGCTATCGTAGCACTAAATCCTAAACTACCTCTACCTGATCAAGAAATTGCAGTTGTTCGTCGTGCTGATGGCAGTGGGACAACATTTATCTGGACTAACTATCTAAGCAAGGTTAGCAAAGATTTCAAAGACGCTATAGGTGAAGGCACTGCGGTTAATTGGAAAGTAGGTGCAGGCGGCAAGGGTAATGAAGGTGTTGCTGCAATGGTTAGACAACTTCCAGGAACATTGGGCTATGTCGAATATGCCTATGTTAAGCAGACTAAGATGAATTGGGTTAACGTGCAAAATGCCGCTGGTAATTGGGTAGCCCCCACAGAAGATGCATTCAAGGCGTCCGCGGCAAATGCTGATTGGAACAAGACATATTATCATATTCTAACAGACCAAAAAGGTAAAGACGCTTGGCCTATTAGTGGAGCAACATTTATCATTGTTCATCTAAAACCGTTAAGACCTGTAGAAGTTAAAGCCGCACTGACATTCTTTGACTGGGCATTTGTCAATGGTGATAAGATGGCCGACGACTTAGATTATGTAGCGTTACCCTTAGCAGTCAAAAATAAAATTCGTGCAGATTGGAAACAGTTGGGACTAAATTAAATCAGATAGGTATTAATTACCAACCCGCTTCGGCGGGTTTTCTTTTGGTAAAATCATCAGTTGACTATACCTTGATATTGTGCTATTATAATAAAACTTATACACATGGAGGTTCTTATGAACACAGAAAATACACTTTTGAATATTAAACAGTTTTGCTTATCCAATTCCGGTAATGAGCAAATTTGGACTAACAAGTCTGCAACATATCAATGGAACCGTGGCCGAGATACTGCATCCGGACTAGTTAACGGAGTAGTGAGAAAACTAGCAGGTATTGACGCAACCGGTGCCCAAATTTGGGTAGTTGCTGGCAGTTTTAAAATTAACGAACATGGGACTGTGTTGCGATTTACCGGTATCCCTAGCAAGATCCAAAAAACTTTCGAATCTGCTCATCAGGTAGCTAACGCCGAGCAAGACCTTGAAGTCTGTAATAACTAATGAAACTTTGTCCAAAATGTGAGCCTCGTGCTCTATGCTGTGACTTCTGTGCTTACTACCAGTTCAACGGTGACGAACGTGGCCGATACACAGGCGATGGTTGGTGTCGCAAACATAAACGTAAAGAAGATCCTGCAAGTCTTTGCGACGACTTTTTCTGCTTCGAAATCCTAAGGAAAAACCCTAATGACAATGCATCTACATCACCCTGCACTGAGCCTTTCTGGGAAAAAGAAGGGTAAGGTTAAATTCCGAAATGCCGAGGAAGCACGGAAGTCTCGCGAGCTCGATGAACAGTGGACTGCCTTGCAAAAAAAATGGGGAGTAGAGTCTGAAGACAAAAAACGAAAACGAGCAATGTCTGCCGAAACTCTTATCTATTCATTGCCAACTCCTATTGGCAGAACAAACACTCATCATATTAAAAGCCTAAACTCCGGTGCAGGTGTTGCTGTATTAAAGCCAAGTCCCGTTTATACTGGCACTAAAATTAAAGGTATCGGAACCATGCATAAGAGTAATGCCGTGCCAATTTTCTCGGACGAGGAAGCAGTGGCTATTGCGAACATGCGCCGATAAATATTCAATGAAACCGACATTAAATGAAAAATTTCTCGCCTATCTAGCACTATTCAGCGGATTGTTCTTATCACTGGTTGCAGAGTATTATAGTATTCTGGGACTAACCTCTATTTTCTCCGCCGCAGTTATTCCTGTAGTTATTATGGGCATAGCGTTGGGACTAGGTAAAATATCAGCTACCTTGTGGCTAAAACAAAATTGGAATATTGCCCCGTGGAGTATGCGAGCGTATCTATTCACTGCCATTATGGTTCTTATGATAGTAACCAGCATGGGCATCTTTGGCTTCTTAAGCAAAGCACACAGTGACCAAAGTCTAGTCAGTGGTGATGTAATGGCTAGGATTGCCGTATATGATGAAAAGATTAAAACTAGCAAGGACAATATAGATGTTAACCGTAAGGCGCTTAAACAGATGGATGAAGCTGTGGACCAAGTTATGGCACGAAGCAGTTCAGAAACGGGTGCGGACAAAGCTGTTAACATTAGACGCTCACAACAAAAAGAACGTGCCCGTCTTCAGTCTGAGATACAAGCCGAACAGAAAACTATTAATGCCCTTAGCGAAGAACGTGCGCCAATTGCAGCCGAGGTTCGTAAAGTTGAAGCAGAAGTAGGACCAATCAAATATATCGCTGCCTTCGTCTACGGTGAGACTGATCAGACAATTCTCGAAAAAGCAGTGACCTGGGTTATCATTATACTGATTGTAGTGTTTGATCCGTTAGCTGTTATTCTACTGCTGTCTAGCCAAATTAGTTTCCAAAACTTTAGAGAGCGCAGGCAAGAAGACCATCCTCCTTATTATGTTGCCGATGTAGGCGAAAAACCCACAGCAGAAGAATTGGCGGAGGGTGACGACATAGTCGAAGAACAACCCACTGTCACACAATCTCAAGATCCACACCCCCCAGGCTGGATGTTCTCTGATCCTATAGCTAGGGATACAGAAAAAGAAAAATCTATACTAGCACAACACCCTTATCTATTAGAACCATTTGTAAGTTTCAAAGATTTAGAACCAATGGTGTATAAACCTGAAGTAGCTTCTACCTCAACTTATCGACTTTTTCCTGCACTACAAGAAGAACTAAACAAAGCAGATGAAAGTCTGTTTGTTCAGAACGAAGAACAGAAGGAAAGCAATCTTTGGACCAAAACAGTTGAAACCATTAGTCAGGAAGAATATCAAGCGGAAGCGATAAGTAGACAAGAGCTTACGTTAAACGAATGGATTAGTAAGATTAGATCAAAAGAAATTAGTATGGCCGATGTCCCGGCACATATTCTACTAGAAGTTAGAGCAAGGATTTAAAATGGAAGGTAAAATTACACTAATCACTCCACCTGATATTTTTGAAAACGAATCATATAGTGTGTTGTTTATGCACCTAAGTGATACGGATCAAGAAAAAGTCAGCGAGTGGTTGGCAAATTCCGATATTACGGAAAATATTAATGTTTATTTTTACGATCATGAGATTGACCTGCCTTGGTTGTTTCATGCGTTGAATAGATGCGAGTATAAGTTTATAGACTTAGATGGTCTAAATTATATCACAGAGTCATTGGCCGGTTTTATGTTAGGTAAGAAAGAAACATTCTATAAGGTTACTAATGAAAACACATCCGCAGTTTATCATTATATAAATCAAAATCGGATAACTAATATTGAATCATTTTTAGAAAAGGCATTTGATGGCAAAGCAGGAAGAACACGTCTGTGACTTTTGTGGTAAGAGCAAAGAGGACGTTGAAAAATTAATAGTTGGAGAAAATGCGGCTATCTGTAATGACTGTGTTGACCTATGCGTTGACATACTCAGAGACGAAAAGATCAAACCATTTCGAACCGACGAGTCTAAGCTACTCAATCCCGTTAAGATTAAAGACTTTCTTGACGAGTATGTGATCGGCCAGGAAGATGCTAAGATTGCACTCAGTGTTGCAGTTAGTCAGCACTTCAAACGTATCAATCACTCTAACCCTAATATTGAGTTAGAAAAGACCAACGTGCTAATGCTAGGACCAACTGGTTGTGGCAAAACTATGATGGCACGTAAAATTGCACAATATTTAGATCTACCATTTGCTATCTGTGATGCCACAGGTATTACAGAAGCAGGCTATGTAGGTGACGATGTTGAAAGCATCCTTACACGATTAATCAATGAAGCAGACGGTGATATAGAAAAAGCTTCACGCGGTATCATCTATATTGACGAAATTGATAAAATTGCTCGCAAGGGCGAAAGTGTCAGTATCACTCGTGACGTTAGCGGCGAGGGCGTTCAACAGGCATTGCTCAAGATGATTGAAGGCAGTGTGGTTAGAGTGCCGTCTTCCGGAAAACGTAAACATCCCGGTAATGATATGCAAGAAATTGACACACGCAGTATCTTGTTTATTTGTGGCGGTGCATTTGTTGGCCTAGATAAATTGATACAGCAACGCACTAACAAGCGTTCTGTAGGTTTTGCCGCAAATGTGGAAATGGAAACTGACACAAACTACTACCAAGAGGTAACAACTAAGGATTTGATCAAATACGGATTGATTCCTGAGTTTGTTGGACGTTTTGGTCTAATTACCAACGTGGATGAGCTAACTGAGGAACAATTAGTTAAAATTCTGTTAGAAACAAAGAATAGCCCAATTAGACAGTATCAATACATGTTTGAGATAGACAGAATTAAACTGGAATTTGACAATGCTGCATTGGGAGAAATTGCACGTAAAGCCAAAGAACTTAAAACCAATGCCCGTGGCTTAAAGAACATTATTGAAAAAATTCTACTACCTTACCAATTTGATGCAGTAAACCTTGTCGAAAGAGGTTTAACCACAATTCGAATAAGTAAAGATACTGTTGAAGGGAGACCAGCAGTTATGATTTTTAATAAAGTAAAAAATGAGCAAAAACAATAAAGCATTTATAGGTAATAAGGTTATCGTGGGAGACATGCCACTGCACACAGCCTTAAGGAAATTCAAACAAAAAGTAGATGATTCTGGACTTCTTGAAGATCTAAGAAGCAGAATGTTTTTTGAAAAGCCCACTACTGAGCGCAAACGTAAAAAAGGTGCTGCCAAGGCCCGTTGGAATAAAAAATTGCGCGATCAGCAATTACCTAAAAAAATGTATTGACATATCATATTAAATGTGCTATACTAAAGTATGGCAAAACATTTAATGATCGACATGGAGACTATGGCTGTCTCCCCAAACGCAGTTGTCCTATCTCTAGGAGCTGTCCACTTTAATCCCTGGGGCAATGGATACGGGGATAAACTTTATTTCCGTATTGATCTCGACGACCAAGATAAACTAGGACGAGAAATTGATCCTAACACTATCGAATGGTGGAGCAAACAAGATCCCGTAATTATGGAAGAGGCATTCAGTCCAGACGATCGCATTTCTTTAGTAGACGCAATGGATCAGTTCCACAAGTTTGCTTGGGGATGTGATGCATTTTGGTCACACGGTGCTACCTTTGACTTAGTAATCATCGAAAACCTCTATCGTCAACTTGGCAAGCCCTTACCTTGGAATTATTGGCAGTTACGTGATACCCGCACCTTGTTTGATTTGGGGTTCGATCCGGACATGCCCAAAGGTGGAAAACACGATGCTCTACAGGATGCTATTCGCCAAAGTGTAGGTGTCCAAAATATCTACACCAAGATGAAAATTCGACCTAAATAAATTGACAACATAGGTTTTTTCTTGTATAATATAAGTTCCGCACAAGGGTGCGGGACATTAGCAAAACTGGAAAGGACCAAAATGCTACAATTGACAACCGCTGGGCAATTCGGCACAGCGAAAACTTACGCTCAAACTAAAAATGCTCGCTATACTAGCACTAAGAGCAATATCCGTTCAATCAAACAACGATGGGACGAAACTTACAACAAACTTCCTGCATACTACCAATCAATTGTTGATGGCCAACTCGAAGCTGCAAAGTCTGAGTTCAAGCGCAGAAATCCGAATCGAAAGAAGTTTCAAGATCTTTTGCTTGCAGAAGCAAAGTCTGCAATTATGGACTCAGTTAAGATTGACGGCACAATGCAACGTCAATTGGACATTATGTGGGTTCTTAAAATTATCAACCAATTTATGGAAACATTGGTTGTTCCTATTCAAGTATATCGCCCTAACCTAACAAAGGATGAATTCCTTGCATGGGACGGACAGCATACTTTAGTTGCACTCTGGCTAATTGCTACACACATCTTTGAGGAAGACCCCTCTACACTTACAATTCCTGTTAACATGTATCAAAGTTCGCTTAAGGCAGAGATGCGAGCTAACTTTATTATCATTAACGGTCGTGAAGGTAAAAAGCCTTTGGATCTAATCGACATCTGGGAACAAATGATCTTTGGTGTGCGTGTTGACCAATCTAAAAATCCATTGTGGGTAGAAGCGGAACAAAAACAGCAAAGCATTGAAAAATGGGGCTTGTTCGTTACTGCTAAAAAGTTCGGTGACGACGAAGAAGCAGGTGCTGTTACTCGTTTGCAAGAAATTAATAAACTGGATGTTGCCAGCGTAGCACACCTGTGTCAGTATCTTGCAATGTCAACGCAACTCAGTCGTCCGGTTGAAGAAAAAGAAATGGTTATGATGGCTCATTATTTTGAACAGTGCCGCCTGCGTGGAATTGTAGTCGATGCCAAGTATATTAATAAATTGGCCAGTGTTGCAATTACTTTGTGGGACGCCGACTTCAGTCCAAATGGTAAGTTCTGGATCAAAGCCAGCAACGCATATCATAACTGGCATAATGCAAATAGTGGAACTACATGGCCGGGCCGCTTTAACAAAGAACCAGTTCATGGATTTCCGTTTTTGGTTGACCAACTTAAGAAGTCTCTGGGCTTGCCTGTTCCACGTAACAACAGCAAGAGCGAATTCCGTCCTGCCAGCTCGGATTTGTTCTAATGCGTGAACTAAAGTGGGACCAACCTAAGTCGTTGTCTCAACTTAAAAAGGAACAGGGCAAAGTTTGTTCTGTTCCTGGTTGTGGCAAACCTCTGACCCATATGCAAGGTCCCGGGTCAGGAGTATTGTGCAGAGATCATCAGGTTCAACAAAGAGACTACGGTGGTCTTGGGCGTTATGATCGTCCACACACATTTCATCGTAAATGGGTTTGTGATGAGTGCGGAACTAATGTATTGGAAGATCCGCGTCTTGCAGATATTGAAGATGAAATTGTCAAACGCAGAGTTGCACGAATCTTAATGCACGGTGATCATCAAGAACGCCAAGCAGACGGTGGAGATGACACTGCCGCAAACATTCGTAGCCTTTGCTATGTGTGCCATGCAAAGAAAACAGTCTTGAACGAAGACTATCGTAAGTAAGAAAAATCCGGGTATTGGCAGTGCCCAGATTTCCTTGTATAATTAATATCATGCAAACTAATATAATTCATAATCAAGATTGTGTAGCAGGAATGTTAGCATTACCCAAAGGTAGTGTTGATATTGTTGTTACCAGCCCTCCATATAACTTAGGTATCAATTATGGAGTGTATAAAGATGATAAGCCTCGTAAAGATTATCTCGATTGGTTAAGCAGTGTATTTGCCGCAGTTAAACATTGCCTCAAAGATGACGGACACTTTTGGCTCAATGTAGGATACAGCAACGCGGATCCTTGGGTAGCTATGGATGTTGCACAAGTAGCTAGGGATCACTTTGTGTTACAAAACAGCATAATGTGGGTTAAAAGCATTTATGTAAACGGAAAAACATCTGGTCACTTTAAACCAATTAACAGTAAAAGATACGTTAGTCCAACTTGGGAACATCTTTTCCACTTTACTAAAAATGGTGCTGTGGAAATGAACAGACTAGGAGTTGGCGTTCCTTATGAATGGTTTGAAGCTAATTTACGTAATCCTAAAACAGCAGCCACTAAGCCCAATCTTCGTTGCAAGGGTAATACTTGGTTTGTTCCCTACGACACTATCAGTAACAAGGCCAAGCACAGGGGCAACCACCCTGCAACCTATCCAGTTGCATTAGTTGAAGATGCAATCAAGGTATCGGGTATCACATCAGGGGTGTTGCTAGATCCATTTATGGGCTCTGGAACCAGTGCCGTGGCAGCACTTAACCAAAATTTGGAATATATTGGATTCGATATTGATAATAATTACATTCAATTTGCCGAAGATCGTATCAAAGATCGTTGACAACGTGGTAAAATCACTGTATAATTAACGCATAGACAGTAACACACTACACTGAAAGGTTCCAAATGATTCTTAACAATGCTCCTGCAAACGAAGCAATTGTTTCCAACGTAGGCGAAATTGGAGAGTTCCGTATTCGTAACTCGGCCAAAGCCTTTAATATTCTCAGTTCAGGCCTATATGCTAACAAAGTTCGGGCAGTTATTCGTGAGCTTTCTTGCAATGCTGTCGACAGTCATGTTGCCGCTGGTTGTCCTAATACTCCTTTTGATGTGCATCTTCCTAATGCATTAGAACCACACTTTTCAATCCGTGACTACGGAACTGGACTTTCACATGAACAAGTTACCCAAATTTACACTACCTATTTTGAATCTACTAAGACTAATAGTAACGCCTTCATTGGAGCTCTCGGTCTCGGTAGTAAGTCTCCTTTTAGTTATACTGATAACTTCACTGTAACTGCTATCCAAGGCGGCAAGAAAGGTATCTACACTGCTTTCATCAACGAAACTGGTGTGCCTAGTATTGCGTTGATGATGCAAGAAGATACTGACGAACCTGCTGGCGTAGAAGTTAAGTTCTCCGTTAACGATCGTTATGACTTTGACAAGTTTGCTCAAGAAGCTCGTGTTGTCTACAAGCATTTCTCTCTCCGTCCTGTTGTCACTGGTAACAGCAACTTCCAGTTTGTCGACTATGAATACGAAAGCAAGGATATTGTTCCCGGCGTCCACGCTGTAAAAGACGGTCGAATGGCTTATGCAGTGATGGGTAATATTGCTTACCCTATCGATATTCCACAGGCTGATCAATCTCTGGGAGATTTGCGCCAATTGCTAGCCTGTGGATTGGAAATGCACTTCAGCATTGGTGAATTAGACTTCCAAGCGTCACGTGAAGGCCTGTCATATATTCCGTCAACTATTGCGGCTATCAAATCCAAGTTGGAAAAACTTAATTCTGCTCTAACTGTGGTATTTGCTAAGGAAGCAGATGCTATTGAGAATCTGTGGGATCGTGCTGTTTTCTTGTATAAAAAGAAAGAGAATCGTTTGTGGACTGCGGCTGTGAGCAAGTATGCAATGGACAATAAATTGCCTACTTACGATAACAAGCAGTATCACCGCTTGGCTCGCTTCGACTTCAAAGTGGAAGACTTGGCTACTAACTACAACATTCAGATCCGTCAACTGCAACAAGTTCGTCATAACAAGACTGTGAGCAATGGTAAGAGTGTTACTGAGTATGCAGAAAATGGCGGCAAAATTCGTGCAGCCAACGGACATTACATCACTTGGCAAGAATGGCAGATCCCCGTAGATGACACTTGCCACTTTGTCATCAACGACTTGAAGACTGGTGCAGGTGAACGTGCTCGTTACCACTACAAAGAAGTTGGTTGCGATGTTTACAGCCGTGCTATTTGGATTTTGGAAAAGGCTGACAAAACTAAGGATATGGATATCAAGGCATTCTTTGCCGCTATCCAAGAACCGCCACTGACTCGTCGATTTGCAGCCAGCACACTGAAACAACGTGAGCGTGAGAACATGGGCAAGAATGTAACTATCCTGCAATTGGAAAAGCGCGGCGGTAGTGGATATCGTCGTGCAGATGACGATATGGTCTGGCGTGATGCAGGTAAGGCAGACGGGTTTGCCGACACCGCCACTCACTACTATGTGCCTTTGCGCGGCTTCACTATGCTGAGTGCCAAAGGCTACACCAGCGGCAAGGAATTGCACGACGATGTCAAGGCATTGCCGGGACTGTTCAATGGTAACATTTACGGTGTTCGTAAGAGCGACATTGAGGATATTAAAAAACGTAAGAATTGGGTTAACTTTGAAGACCATATTGCAACATTGCTCAACGGTAAAGACAATTCCAAACTGTTGATGAGTTTGGTTCGCAGTGGGTTGGAACGAGCAGACCTATTCAGTTACCAAGGAGTTTTGGCTGAAATTAATGCCAATAGTCCTTACGCTAAACTGGTTTCAGTGTTTGTAAAGGTTGACAAGTTTCAAGGAAACCGCTACAATATTGATAGACTGTTCCGCAAGTTTGCTCCTAATGCTAATCTTAGCCCAGAAGCACTTATGGCCAATTACCAAAAAGAACTCGACGAAGTGAATCGTAGGTATCCATTGTTGAGTAAGTTGAGCACCTACCGCGTAGAGGCAAGCGATATTGCCGAATATGTAAATTTAATTGATTCAAAGAAAGGCATTTAAAATGAGCTATCCGTTTGTTATTCAAGGGTCCAATGTGACCGTGGTCATTGGCAATAAGCCACACACTATCTCCAAAACTCACGTCACTTACCAAAAGATAGTTGATGCTATCAAGGCCGCGGATTGGGATACTGTAAAAGCCATTATCGATCCTGTTAAGGTTGTTCTTAACTATGGTCGAGGTAATGTAAGTATCCAAGGCGACCAGTTGTTTTGGAAAGGCGCTGAGTTTAATGGCACGTTGGCAGCTCGGATGATTGCCATGTTGCAAGAAGGGTTTACTATCGAGCCCATGGTGCTGTTCATGGAGAACTTGATGCAGAACCCTTCTAAGCGAGCAGTAGATGAACTCTACGGCTTTTTGGAAAAGAACAACTTGCCGTTAACTCCGGACGGACACTTCCTGGCCTACAAGAAAGTCCGTCAGGACTTTAAGGATTGCCATAGCGGCACTATGGACAATAGTCCAGGTCGTGTTGTGGAAATGGAACGTAACCAAGTTGACGACAACAAAGATCAAACTTGTTCCACTGGCCTGCACTTCTGTGGTATGAGCTATCTGAGCCACTTTAGTGGCGAACGAACTGTTATCGTTAAGGTCAACCCAGCCGATGTTGTTAGCATCCCAAGTGACTATAATGGTGCCAAGGGTCGGGCTTGCCGCTATGAAGTTGTCGGAGAGTTGGGTGTTGAGCCCGAACAAGCATTCACTGCTTCTGTGCAGGAAAATGCTAACAGTCAATCTAGCCCTTACACATCCTTCTAAGAGATAGTATGATTGGAGTAATTCTACTCTTTTTGGTCCTTGCGATGCTGATCTTTTTTGGCATCCGAGGAATCCAAAGAATGACAGCTGAGCAGGCATTGTTATTGACTAAGATAGGAATGTATGCTATAATTAGTGCTACACTAGCAATGTTGCTATTGTTTGGCATTTCAACTTTGAATTTTTAAGGACACATGAAAATGAAACGTATTTTGACTCTCTCTATTTTGGCCGCCGCTGTGTTGGCCACAGGTTGCACTCGTATCGAAACCGGCGAAGTTGGTGTTCGAGTTGGTTTTGATAAACAGGTGCAAAGTGGTGAACTGTTGCCGGGCTCGTTTAACCAAAGTCTAATTGGCAGCATCCTTACCTTTCCGATCAAGGATGTTAATGTTCAATTGAACGACATGACACCTGTTGCCAAAGACAACAGCACAATGAAAGATTTTGATGCTGTGGTTGTCTACAACATTAATCCTGCACAGGTAGCAGAATTGTATTCAACTAAGAACAAGAGTTTCCATGCTGAGTTCAAAGGCGACACCTATGTGATGTATAACTACATTGTTCAGAATGC